AAATCAACGAAGGTAATTATTGTATCTACACCTCACGGTATGAATCACTTCTACCGCATGTGGCATGACGCTGAGAAGAGAAAAAATGAATATGTGCCTACAGATGTCCATTGGTCCGAAGTGCCCGGTAGAGACGCCAAATGGAAGGCATCTACGATTGCTAACACAAGCGAACAGCAGTTTAAGGTTGAGTTTGAGTGTGAATTTTTAGGATCTGTTGATACTCTAATTGCACCAAGTAAACTGAAGAGTTTGGTATATGATGCTCCAGTCAAAAGAAATAAAGGATTGGATGTTTATGAAAATTCAACTCCAGACAAAGATTATGTAATTACTGTTGATGTGGCAAGAGGTGTTGGTAGTGACTATTCTGCTTTTGTAGTTTTTGATATAACTACATTCCCACATAAAATTGTAGCAAAGTATAGGAATAATGAAATAAAACCTATGCTTTTCCCAAACATCATTTATGATGTAGCAAAAAATTATAACAGTGCATTTATTTTATGTGAAGTAAATGATGTTGGCGATCAGGTGGCAGCAATTATTCAATATGATTTGGAGTATCAAAATCTTCTTATGTGCTCTATGCGAGGTAGAGCAGGTCAAATTGTGGGTCAAGGATTTTCTGGAAAGAAAACACAACTTGGATTAAAAATGTCCAAGACAGTCAAGAAGGTTGGATGTCTTAATCTCAAAACAATGATTGAGGAAGATAAACTAATCTTTAATGACTATGAAATTATCAGTGAGTTAACCACATTCATTCAGAAACACAATTCCTTTGAGGCAGAGGAGGGATGTAATGATGATTTGGCAATGTGCCTTGTAATCTATGCTTGGTTGGTTGCACAGGACTATTTCAAAGAACTTACAGAGCAAGATGTTAGGAAACGTTTATATGAAGAACAAAAAAATCAAATAGAACAAGATATGGCACCATTTGGATTTGTCCTTACTGGTGTGGATGATGAACCTATAGTAGATACTGATGGTGATGTTTGGCACACTGATGAGTATGGAGATAGGTCACACGAATTCTCTTATATGTGGGAATACAGGTAAAAGGAGAAATTTATAAATACTTGTAGAGCAAAATGAAGCATTTAGAGGAGTCAAAATGGCGTTAGGCTTAGCATCTCCAGGTATTAAAGTACAAGAACTTGATTTGACAAGAGGTGGGATTACAAATACTACTTCAATCTTAGCAGGAATTGCAGCACCTTTTGCAAAAGGTCCTGTCAACCAAGTAGTTACTATTGCAAATGAAAACGATCTTGTAAATGTCTTTGGAAAACCATCTTCCAATAACTATCATTACGAGTATTGGTATTCAGCATCTAATTTCCTGTCATATGGCGGAAGTTTAAAGGTAGTTAGATGTGGTGGAACTGAGTTAAAAAATGCTAATGCTGGAGTTGGTGTAGCATCAACTACTACAGTAAGTATTGATAATTATGAGGATTATCAAGGAACAAGTTTAACTGCAGCATACTGGGCAGCCAAAAACCAAGGTTCTTGGGCAGAAGGTCTTAAAGTTTGTGTAATTGATAATTTTGCAGACCAAACTCTTACAGGAATTAACACCACAGGCATTTCTGTTGGATTTGGTGTTACTCAACCTTTAAGTGGTATTGTTCCTGGAGTTGGAACTACTTCAACAGCATCTGGACACCTCAAGGGAATCATTACTGGCATTGGCGCATCTTTAGTTCATGTAAAAGTACTTTCAACAGTATCTGGTGCTACTGAAACTAATAAAGAATATACTGAAAATGGAATTTATGCTTTTGCAGCATCTTCTTTAGTTGTAGTAAACAACTCAGGAGCAAATATTTCTACAGCAACTCCCTCTGCAACACAAGATTGGTATAACAATCAAAACCTTTTAGATACTGTAAATGGTGACTACACCACAATTTCTTGGAGAAGTGTTGCACCAAAACCAAGAACAAATGCATATGTAACAGAAAGAAATGGTGGCAATGATTCTTTCCATGTAGTAGTTGTTGATAGTAAAAAAGTAGGGAACATTACAGGAAACCCACAAGCACTACTTGAAAAATTCCTCAATCTTTCCAAAGCAACTGACACCAAAGTTTCTCCATCTGAAAATGTTTACTACAAAGATTATCTTGCATTAAATTCACAATTCATTTATGCAGGAAAATCAATAGGAAATGATAATGATACATATTGGAATGTAACTCCAGTATCAGTTAAATTTACTTCAGCATTCACACCACAGACAGTTAACTCTGGTGATTGGGAAGTATCTGCAGAAAATGTAACATTTAGTTCAGTTGGAAATGTTTCTTACACTCTAACTGGAGGTAAAGATTATAGTGGATCTGGTAATGTTGGAGGATTTGCTGCAACACTGTCAGATTTTACAACTGCTTATGACAAGCTTGCTAATGCAGATGAAGTTCCTCTCAACTTCTTACTTCAAGGTGGCACTTCATTAGGAAAGGAACAAGAGCAAGCAAAAGCAAACAAACTGATCAGTATTGCAGAATCAAGAAAAGATTGTATGACATTCATCTCACCATACAGAGATGGAGTTGTTAATGTCTCTTCTGCTGCTACTCAACTTCAAAATGTCCTATCATTCTTTAGTCCACTGACTTCTTCATCTTATGCAGTGTTTGATAGTGGATATCAATATGTGTATGATAGATTTAATCAACAGTTTGTTTATATGCCATGTTCAGCAGATGTTGCTGGGCTTTGTGCAAGGACTGATATTGACCAATTCCCCTGGTATTCACCTGCAGGAAAGTCTAGAGGTTCTCTGAAGTTTACTATCAAACTTGCATACAACCCAGACCAAAACGCAAGAGATCAACTGTATTCACAAAGAGTAAATCCAGTTATCTCTTCTCCTGGATCAGGAATCATTCTCTTTGGTGATAAAACTGCACTTTCATATCAATCTGCATTTGACAGAATCAATGTTAGAAGATTGTTCATCACTATTGAACAAGCAATTAAAGGTGCTGCAGATGCTCAACTCTTTGAGTTTAATGATGCAAGCACAAGAGCAAACTTCATTAATATTGTTGAACCATACTTAAGAGATGTACAAGTTAAGAGAGGAATCACTGACTTCCTCTTAGTTTGTGATGAAACAAACAACACCCCTGATGTAATTGATAGAAATGAGTTTATTGCTGACATCTATGTGAAACCTGCAAGATCAATTAACTTTATTGGTCTTACATTTATTGCTACCAGGACTGGGGTTTCATTTGAATCCATTGTAGGCACAGTTTAATTTAATCAGGAGAAACTAAAATGGCTTTAACCTTTAACGATAGAAGTATTGATGCTTTTAAATCAAGACTGAGAGGTGGTGGTGCTCGTAGCAACTTATTTGAAGTAAGTTTTGGCCAAGAGCAAACTGGATCACCAGCAGCAACTACATTAGATTCCTCAATTACACAAGGACTTGATTTTAATGATACTGATTTAATGATGATCAAGGCAGCAGGTCTTCCAGCTTCAAATATCACAGAAATTCCAGTCCCATTTAGAGGAAGAACCCTCAAAATTGCTGGTGATAGAACCTTTGACATTTGGACCATCACTGTTATCAATGACACAGACTTCAAGTGGAGAAGTTTCTTTGAAAGATGGGTAAATTATATTGTTAAAGTTAATGATGGATCTGGTTCAATTAATCCAGCAGAGTATATGTGTGATATGAATGTTGTCCAACTTTCAAGAGGTCCTGCAACTCCACCAAATCAAAGAAACACGAATAGCATTGAAGTTTTAAGAAAGTATATTGTTAAGCACGTATTCCCAACTGCAGTTTCTACTATTGACCTTTCTTATAATAATGAAAATGAAATTGAAGAGTTTACAGTAGACCTTCAGGTTCAATACTGGGAAGCTTTAACTGGATCAGGATCTCCAGATATCGTCTAAATACTTCTACAGTTTAAAATTATACTATGCCAAAGCTTTTTGGATTTTCTATTGAAGATAAACCAGAATTACCTAAAGGTGCCATATCCCCTGTCCCCGAAAATAACGAGGATGGGGTTGATTACTATATTACATCTGGTTTTTATGGACAATATGTAGATATTGAAGGCGTATTCAGGAATGAATATGACTTGATTAAAAGATATCGTGAAATGTCACTACACCCAGAGTGTGATAGTGCGATTGAAAATGTTGTTAATGAAGCAATTATAAGTGACTTAAATGATTCTCCAGTAGAAATTGAATTAAGTAACTTAAATGCAAGTGATGGACTAAAAAAAATTATTAGAGAAGAATTTAAATATGTAAAAGATTTGATGGACTTTGATAAAAAGTCACATGAAATTTTTAGAAATTGGTATGTTGATGGTCGTTTAATTTACCATAAAGTAATTGATTTAAAGAAACCAGAAGAAGGTATTAAAGATATCAGAAGTATAGACCCCCTCAAAATAAAATTTATGAGGGTGGAAAGTAGAACTGGCAAGGAAGCTGGTACATCTTTTGTTCCAGATACAAAAAATAAAGATGCTTTTATAGAGCCAGAAATTGATGAGTATTTCATTTATTTTCCAGATGCCACAGTTCAAAAATATGCTTCATCTGGAAAAGGAATTCAAATTGCAAGAGATGCAATAACTTTTGTAACATCAGGTCTTGTAGATAGAAATAGAAAACTTACACTTTCATATCTACATAAAGCAATCAAAGCTCTCAATCAACTTAGAATGATTGAAGATGCTTTGGTGATTTACAGACTTTCAAGGGCACCAGAAAGAAGAATTTTTTATATTGATGTTGGCAACCTCCCTAAGGTAAAGGCAGAGCAATACCTTAGAGATGTCATGAACAGGTATAGAAACAAACTCGTTTATGATGCCAACACTGGCGAAATGCGTGATGATAAAAAGTTCATGAGTATGATGGAAGACTTTTGGCTTCCAAGAAGAGAGGGGGGAAGAGGAACTGAAATCACCACTCTTCCTGGTGGACAAAATCTTGGTGAACTTGCTGATATTCATTATTTCCAAAAGAAACTGTTTAGAGCACTCAATGTTCCTGAGTCAAGAACTGCCTCTGATGGAGGATTTAATTTAGGACGTTCATCTGAAATTCTTCGTGATGAATTGATGTTTAGTAAGTTTATTGGAAGATTGAGAAAGAGATTCTGTCATTTATTCCATGACATGCTCAAGACTCAATTGATTCTCAAAAATATCATTACCCCACAAGATTGGGAAAAAATGAGCGATCATATTCAGTATGATTATCTTTATGATAGTCATTTTACTGAATTGAAAGATAGTGAATTGATGAATGAAAGATTGAATCTTGCTGCAGCAATTCAACCTTATATTGGAACTTATTACTCTAAGGATTATGTAAGAAGGAAAATTCTGAGACAAACTGACCAAGAAATTGTAGACCAGAATAAATTAATTGATAAGGAAATTAAAAATGGTGATTATGCCAATCCCAAAGAAAATCCCCCTGTGGGACCAAATGGTTCACCAATTTTACCAATAACACAAGATCAACAAATGCAAATGTTAGGTCAAGTTCCAATGGAACCTGGACTTGAAGGACAAAGTTCTTCTGTTGATGCTGAAGCACAATCCGCAACCAATATTAACACCAAAGCAGCAAAAATATAAATACTTCTATAAACTTTGAGGATTTTTTATGGATTCTGATAATGATTTGTTGAGTATCTTAATGACTGATAATTCTGCAGAAAAAGTTTCTGATAAAATTAAGGAACTTCTTTATGCAAAATCTACAGAAAAAATTAATTCATTGAGACCAGTTGTGGCACAATCTATGTTTGGTGATGCTCAATATCAAGAAACAGAGGGAGATTGATGGCTTTAAAAATTGCACAAGTAGTACCTACATTAGCAGTTGTTTCTGGAGTAACAACCAGCACAGCATTTGAATTAACTTCTGGATACTTGAGATTAACCTCAAGTGTTGGATGTAATGTTGTTGTTGGTTCAAATCCATCAGCATCAACTAATGATTTTTATCTGGCACCAAATGAATCAGAAATTATAAAAGAAAAAGTTGCCAGACAAAAAATTGTAGGCATTACTACTGGGTCTTCTACCATTATAAATTTAGGACATAATAATGGAAATCCATTTGTTGTTGGTGATTATGTAACTATTGCAGGTTCTGTTGGTATCAACACCTCTCATAATCAAGTGACAGCAATTGCTGAAAATATTGCCAATACAACTATTACAATTAATTACAATAGTTCTGCTGTTGGTGTTCCAACAATTACAAATGCATATGTTTCAAAAAGTGTAAAAGTGTCTGCAGCAGCAACTACTTCAGGTTCTTTATACATTACAGAAGTTCAAATAGCATCACAGGCATAATCAAATGAAACTCATCACGGAAGAAATAGAATCAGTAGAAATCATCAAAGAAGAAAAGGATGGTAAACAATCCCTGTATATTACAGGACCCTTTCTTCAAGCTGAAATCACTAATAGAAATGGCAGATGTTATCCATTTCCAATTCTTGAACGTGAAGTAAAAAGGTACACTGATAACTTCATCAAAAATGGTCGTGCTCTTGGAGAACTTGGCCATCCAGATGGTCCTACAGTAAATCTTGATAGAGTTTCTCATATGATTACTGCTCTCACAGCAGAGGGAAATAATTTTGTAGGAAAGGCAAAAATTCTTGATACTCCTATGGGCAATATTGCCAAATCTCTTTTGGATGAGGGTGTTAAACTTGGGGTTTCTTCCAGAGGACTTGGTTCTATGGTAGAAAAAAATGGAGTAAAATATGTTGGTGAAGATTTTATGTTAGCAACTGCTGCTGATATTGTTGCAGATCCTTCTGCTCCTGATGCTTTTGTTCAGGGAATTATGGAAGGTAAAGAGTGGGTTTGGGAAGGTGGTATTCTTAAAGAAAAAGCAGCAGAAAATACAAGAAGAAGAATTGAATTATATTCAAAACAAAGAAAATTGAGTGAGCAGAAAAAACTTAAACTTCTGAATGATTATCTCACAAATCTGTAATTTATAAATAAATATAGAATAAATCAAAGATTTTTTATTCGGAGTATACAAATGAGTGCCGGTAACAACTTACAAGAAATGGAAGTATCTACTAAAAAATCAGTCACCTCTGCAAACAAAGGTGCAAGACCTGCTGAATCAATGCCAAGTTTTGATGCAAAAGTACAAGGTCAATCAGGTTCATGGGAAGATCTTGGTGGTCCTACCCCAACTGAGAATCATCCTTTAGGAGATTCAAACAAGTTGAAAACTCCTAGTGCTACTCTTAAGCAAGTTAAGAATGTAGTCAACAAAGGAGCTAAGTCTGCTGACTCAATGCCTGCTAAAATTGTTGGCAAGGAAGCAAGTTATGAAGAAGTTGAGACCGATGAAGAACTTGTAGAAGACTCTGAAGAAGATACTAATGCAGTAGTTTCAGAAGCTGAGCATAAGGGTGAGAAGGGTAAGGGGGAGAAAGAAGAGAAGGAAGATGAGGATGAGGATGAAGAAGAAGATATGGAAGAAGAGTTTGAACTCAACTTCACAGAAGATGTTAATGCAATGATTGGTGGTGAAGACCTTTCCGAAGAGTTCAAAGAGAAAGCAACTCTCATTTTTGAAACTGCAGTTAAAACTAAAATTGCAGAAATTAAAGAATCACTTGAGAATAAGTTCAACAAAGCACTTGTTGAAGAAGTTGTTGCAATCAAAGAAGAATTAACAGGAAGAGTAGATGCTTATCTTGAGTATGTTGCTGAAGAGTGGATTGATGAAAATGCTCTTCAGATTGAGAATGGTCTGAAAGGAGAACTTTCAGAATCATTCATGAGTGGTCTGAAGTCACTCTTTGAAGAACATTATGTAGAAATCCCTGAAGATAGATATGATGTATTAGAGAATATGGTTATGAGATTAGATGAAATGGAAGAAAAACTCAACGAACAAATCGAAAGAAATGTTCAATTAAATCAAAGATTAAGTGAGGCTGTAAGCGATACCATTTTCAATGATGTCGCTGAAGGGTTAGCTTTAACTCAGAAGGAGAAGCTTGCTGGTCTTGCTGAAAGTGTTGAGTTTGATAGTGAAGATACATATCGTGAAAAACTTGAATCTCTTAAGGAATCATATTTCCATAGAGCAACAGGTTCTTCGAAAAATGAGGTATTGACTGAACAAGCAGGTGAGGACTTTGGTCCCCATATGAATGCTTATCTCAGAGCAATTTCCAAATATTCTAAGTGAAATTAATCTTAATTATAAATAATTTCAGTTAAAACAACACTTTTACAAGAAAAACAAGGAGAAAAAGCAATGTTCCTTTCAGAACAATTGCAGAAAAAGTGGGAACCCCTTTTAGAGGCAGAAGGTCTTGATAAGATCTCTGACCCATATAGAAAGGCTGTTACTGCTGTTCTGCTCGAAAACCAAGAAAGATTTTTACAAGAAGAAAGAGGTTTCCTTTCTGAAACCCCTGCAGGAATGTATGCCAGCACTGCTGGTGCTGGTGGTGCTGCTGGTTTCAGTAATGGTGCTGCTGCAGGTGGTCCCGTTGCAGGTTTTGACCCTGTTCTGATCTCATTGATCAGACGTTCAATGCCTAACCTTGTTGCATATGATCTCGCTGGTGTTCAGCCAATGAGTGGTCCTACTGGACTTATCTTTGCAATGAGAAGCAGATATGTTGACCAGAATGGTAATGAGACCTTCTTTGATGAAGTTGACTCAGCATACTCTGGTCAAGATGATGGTTACAATACCACAACTGGCGACTACACTGGTGGTTCAGATGATGGTTCTTCAGTTGGTTTTGGTACTACTGGTTTCCAAGGTAGTGGTGCTACTGCTGCTCAAAAGACTGCTTATGGTTTCAACCCTGCAGACCTGAATGCTTCTGGTGCAACTGGAAGAGAGTACAGAGTTGGACAAGGTATGTCCACCTATGATGCAGAAAATCTGGGTGCTGGTTCAGGTGACCAGTTCAACCAGATGGCATTCAGCATTGAGAGAATCTCTGTGACTGCAAAGTCAAGAGCACTCAAAGCTGAGTACACTCTGGAACTGGCACAGGACCTCAAGGCTATTCATGGTCTTGATGCTGAAGCAGAATTGGCAAACATTCTGTCTTCAGAAATCCTTGCTGAAATCAACAGAGAAGTCATCAGAACTATCTACAAGGCAGCTGAGCCTGGTGCACAAGTCAATGTTGCTAATGCTGGCACCTTTGACCTTGATGTTGACTCAAATGGTAGATGGTCTGTTGAGAAGTTCAAAGGACTTCTGTTCCAGATCGAAAGAGATGCTAATGCTATTGCATATAGAACTCGTAGAGGGAAGGGTAACACCATTCTTTGCTCATCTGATGTTGCTTCTGCACTCACAATGGCAGGAATCCTTGATTACACCCCTGCACTCAATGCTAACCTGAGTGTTGATGATACTGGCAATACTTTTGCTGGTGTTATCAATGGTAAGTTCAAGGTATACATTGACCCATATTCTGCTAACCTTTCTGCTAACCAATACTATGTTGTTGGTTACAAGGGAACCAATCCTTATGATGCTGGTCTGTTCTACTGCCCATACGTTCCTCTTCAGATGGTTCGTGCTGTTGGTCAGGACACCTTCCAGCCCAAGATTGGCTTCAAGACCAGATATGGTATGGTTGCTAACCCATTTGCAAATGGTCTTGATAAGGATCTGGGTGCCATCAAGGCTGGTGCTAACAGATACTACAGAAGAGTTGCTGTAAAAAATCTTATGTAGAAATATGGTGGAAATATCCACCTTCTACAAAATTTTTGGAGACCTTTTAGGTCTCCTTTTTTTATAAATATTAGTGTTAAGAACCTTGGTGATATATGGCAATTATTTACAAAGCAATTAATAATATTAATGGAAAGTTTTATATTGGAAGATGCTCAAGTCCATTAAATGTAAGAAAATATAAGCATTGGTGGTATGCAAGCAATAAACAAAGCAATACACCATTTCCAAATGCATTGAGAAAATATGGTAGGGATGCATTTAAATGGGAAATAATAGAAGAGTGCGATAATGATAGTGTTGGATTGAGAGAAATCTATTGGATAGACAAATTAAAACCACAATACAATGCAACTTTGGGTGGAGATGGTGGAAAACTTGGATGTCCTTGTCCAGAACACGTTAAAGAAGCAACAAGAAAATCAAGGAATATTGCTGTAAGAGATAGAACCACTGACAAAGAATATTCATCAATGTTTGAAGCTAAGCAAGATACTGGTGTATTGGAAAGTAGTATTAGTCGTTCTTTGAAAGGTGGTAGTGGTAGAAGATGGGATAAAATATGATGAATAAATAATTAAAAAAATGTCTTCTAGTTATTTAAATCGTACTCCAACAAATAAAAACCTATTGTCGCCAATAGGGTTTAAGTTCGTTTTAGATAAGGCACCCAAAGTAGACTTTTTTTCAAACTATGCAGGAATTCCTGCCATTACATTGGGTTCCGCAATTCAAACTCGCTATGGGAAGAATATTGATATTCCTGGCGATAAAATGATCTTTGAAGATTTTCGTCTACGTTTTCTTGTAGATGAAGATATGGAAAACTACATGGAAATATGGAACTGGATGACTGGTTTGGGGTTCCCATACAGTTTAGAGCAGTATGCAGACCTAAAAGAAAATTCTGACAAATACAATTCTGAAGCATTGAAGAATGATTTCTATGAAAGGTCTGATGCAACCCTAAACATTTTGAACAGCAGTTTCAATGTTCAATCTCAAGTTATTTTTGATGGATTATATCCTGTCTACTTATCAGGTTTAGACTTTGATGCTACACAAGAAGACATTAGATATTTTACTGCAGAGGTAACTTTCAAGTATACTTACTATAGAATTATTACAGGTTTATGATTTCTCTTGAAAATATTCAATCTATGTGGAGTGAAGACTCCAAAATCAACATAGATGACTTACACAATGAATCTTTAAAAGTTGCAAGTTTACACTCAAAATATTATGAAATATACAATAACATTTCACTATTGAGAAAAAGAGCAGAGGTTCAATATAACCATAAAAGATTAGAAAGATATAATTTTTATGCAGGGAAAGCATCACCTGATGTTTATAAGGAAGAACCATTTCCATATAAAGTCAGGGATAAAGAAGGAATGCAAAGACACATTGAAGCTGATGAAAAACTATCAGAAATGTTTATGAAAATAGAATATTATGATATAATATTAAAATACTTGGAAGAAATTATTAAAATGATTTCCAACAGAACTTATCAAATTAAAAACTCCATTGACTTTTTAAGATTCCAGTCTGGTATGTAATATGTCTGATTTAGTGATTTCAAAAAAGAACGAAATATTTTTAAAAATAGAATGCGAACCACATATCAAATATGAATTGAGTGATCAGTTTACCTTTGATGTTCCTGGTGCCAAGTTCATGCCTCAGTATAGAAGTAAATACTGGGATGGTAAAATTCGTTTGTTTAACTTACAAACAGGAGAAATCTATTCTGGTTTATTGGATAAACTTATTTCCTTTTGTGAAAATCACAACTATACTTTTGAATTATTAGATAACAAATATTATGGGATTCCTGGAGAAATGGATGAGTCTATTTCTATGGAAGGTGTTAAAGATTACATGACTAGTATTTGTTCTCACAGTCCAAGAGATTATCAAATACAAGGAGTCTATGATGCATTGAAATATAAAAGAAAATTAATATTATCTCCTACTGCATCAGGAAAATCATTGATGATTTATTCTGTAGTTAGATACTTTGTAGAGCAGAATCAGAATGTTCTCCTTATAGTCCCCACCACATCCCTTGTAGAGCAGATGTATAAGGACTTTGAGGATTATGGATGGAACTCAGAAGAATACTGCCACAGAGTCTATGGAGGCAATGATAGAGTATCAGATAAGCAAGTAATCATATCTACTTGGCAATCAATATACAAGTTAGATAAATCATATTTTCAAAAATTTGATGTAGTGATTGGAGATGAAGCTCATCAATTCAAATCCAAATCACTTGTATCTATTATGTCTAATCTTCATGATGCAAAATATAGATTTGGATTCACAGGAACACTTGATGGAACACAGACTCATAAACTTGTTCTTGAAGGTTTATTTGGCCCAACATATAAATTAATTAAAACTGATGAATTGATTAAGAAAGGATATCTTTCTAAATTGAATATTAAAGTTCTTCTTCTCAAGCACAATCCACAATCATTTGAAACTTATGAAGATGAAGTTCAATATTTAATTACACATCAACGAAGAAATAATTTTATCAAAAACTTATCAATAAGTTTGGAAGGAAATACTTTGATTTTGTTTAGTAGGGTTTCTACTCATGGGGAACCTTTATATGATCTCATAAATAAGAACATAGGTGATAATAGAAAAATATTTTTCATCCACGGTGGTGTTGATACTGAAGAAAGAGAATTAGTCAGAAAAATTGCAGAAGAAGAATCTAATGCAATCATAGTTGCTTCTTATGGCACATTCAGTACAGGAATCAACATTAAAAATCTTCACAATATAATATTTTCATCTCCAAGTAAATCAAGAATCAGAAACCTACAATCAATAGGAAGAGTTCTTAGAAAAAGTAAAGAAAAAGTATCAGCAACACTTTATGATATTGCTGATGATATTACTAACAAAAGTAAAAGAAATTATACTCTTAATCATTTAGTAGAAAGAATTAAAATCTACAATGAAGAAAACTTTAATTATGAAATTGTAACAATAGACTTTAAAAAATAAATGGATAACGAATTTTATGCATCAATTAAATTAGTATCAGGTGAAGAAATCTTTGCATTGGTCTCTCCATCAGAAGAAGAAGATAGAACTCTTTTAATTCTTGACACTCCTGTTATCATTGAACCAATGGTATCTAAAAGTCAAGGAATAGTTGGTTATAAAGTTAAGCCTTGGATGTGTATTCCTGATGATGATATTTACATTATTGATATGAATAAAGTCATTACCATGACTGAAATTTATAATGATCAAATCATTAGAGTTTATGAAAAATACACCAAAAATTCTTCTCAAGTATCTTTAGAGAAGACTGTAGGATTCATTTCTAAAGTGGATGAAGCTCGTAAAGTACTTGAAAAACTCTATAACAGTAATTAAGCCGTACCTATCCTTCAAACCTAACAGAGTGATTCTAACCACATTCGAGGAAGTTGTCAACTCCTTGATTTAATGGTATACTAACATTACTAAATTATATTATGAAACAAAGTTAATGAGTATATTAATGGTCAGAGGTAAAAAGAAATCAGAGCATTATGTAAACAATAAAGAGTTTTATCAAGCTCTTGTTGAATACAATAAGAAAGTAGATGAAGCAAAGTCACTAGGTCTCCCTAAACCAAGAATCACAAATTATCTTGGTGACTGCTTCTTACGCATTGCCAATCATCTTGCATACAAACCAAACTTCGTGAACTACATGTTCAAGGATGATATGATTTGTGATGGAATTGAAAATTGCGTTCAATATATTCATAACTTTGATATAAACAGAACCAATCCTTTTGCATACTTTACCCAAATTGTTTATTATGCATTCTTAAGAAGAATTGCCAAAGAGAAGAAACAGTTAGAAATCAAATCTAAAATCATAGAAAGATCTGGTTATGATGAAGTATTCTCTATAGATGATCCAGATTTTAGTGGAGGATATTCTGATATGAATAGTATCAAAGATAATATTAATTATAGATTTCAATGAAAATTGGCATAATTACTGATACTCACTTCAACTTCAAAAAGGGCAGTAAAGTTTTTCATGATTATTTTGAAAAATTTTATAAAGATATTTTTTTCCCTTCTTTGAAAAAATACAAAGTTGATACAGTCATTCACATGGGTGACATGTTTGATAATCGTAAATCAACTGACTATTGGAGTATTGATTGGACAAGAAGGGTTATCCTTGAACCACTAAAAAAATATAAGGTTCATGCAATCTTAGGTAATCATGATATTTTTTATAAGAATACAACAAAACTAAACAGTCCAATGCTTTTGTTGAATGAGTATAAGAACATCAACGTGTACCATAAACCATCTACTGTCCAAGTTGGTGAACAAGAGATACTATTTGTTCCTTGGATAACACCAGAAAGTGAGCAGGAGACCCTACAAGCAATTCAAAGCACCTCTGCAAAGGTTTGTATGGGTCATTTGGAATTGAGTGGGTTTGAGCATCACAGAGGTCACCTGAATGAAAATGGTCAAGATAAATCAATCTTCAAAAAGTTTGATAGAGTATTTTCTGGACATTACCATACAAGAAGCGATGATGGTAATATTTTTTACTTAGGAAATCCATATCAAATGTATTGGAATGATTATAATGATAAAAGAGGATTTACAATTTTTGATACAGAAACTTATGAAATAATTCCCATAGACAATCCATATGAAATGTTCAAGATGTGTAAGTATGATGAAGATTGTCTTGAAGAAGATTTTGATTCTTATCAAGGTTGTATTGTAAAATTAATCATAGAAAATAAAACAAATCAAAAGAAATATGAAAATTTCCTAGATAAACTGATAAAAGTTCAACCAGTAGAACTCAAGATTATTGAACATATAAAACTCAATTCTGATTTTGATTCTGATGAAATTGTTCAAAATGAGGATACATTGACTCTATTAAAAAAGTATGTTGATGAATCTGAAATTAAGTTAAATAAGAATAAGATTAAAGATTTAATACAATCAATTTATCAGGAGTCGTTTCAGTTGCAATAATGTATATTCTAACACTCAAGGATGAAGATACTGAAGGTGCATATGCAGTAGAAGACAAGTATGGAGAAAAGGTTCTCTATTTGTTTGAAGAGGAAGATGATGCTATCAGATATTGTAATATGCTAGAAGAACTTGATTATCCTGAACTTGAGGTTACTGAAGTCAATCCACATGTAGCTTTTATGGCTTGTGATAAAATGGACTATCAGTATGCTATAATTACTTCCAATGACATTGTGATTCCCCCTGATTATGCTGACATTCAAAACTCTACGATATAAAAACTTTTTATCATCAGGGAATCAATTTACAGAAATCCTTTTAACTAATTTTAAGTCTACTTTAGTCATAGGAAGTAATGGAGCAGGAAAAAGTACAATGCTTGATGCATTGACTTTTGTTCTGTTTAATAAACCTTTTAGAAAGATTAGTAAAACGCAACTTATTAATACATCTAACGAAAAAGAGTGTGTTGTTGAAATAGAATTCAGCATTGGAAAAACTAACTGGAAAATTATTAGGGGGATTAAACCAGCAGTTTTTGAAATTTATAAAGGTAAAACATTATTAGACCAAGCATCATCTGCTAATGACCAACAAAAATGGTTAGAACAGAATGTATTGAAATTAAACTTCAAATCATTTACACAAATTATTGTTCTTGGTTCTTCAAGTTTTGTTCCATTTATGCAACTATCTTCTCAACATAGAAGAGAGGTTGTAGAGGATTTGCTTGATATCAAAGTATTTTCTTCAATGAATGATATTGCCAAAATTAAAATTAAGGAGATTAAGGATGATATCAAAGAAATTGGATACAAAAAAGATAATATTGAAGATAAAATTGAATCACAAAAAATGTTTATTGGTGAGATTGAAAAACTCAAAGATAAAGATATTCAAGACAAACAAAACAAAATAGAATCCATAGATTCTAATGTGAATACTATTGGCATTAATAATACTAATATACAAGAAAAAATCAATCAGTTTACTAAATCTTTAGAAGAACTGTCTTACTCAGAAGACAAGATAAAGAAACTTGAAAGACTGAATATTAAATTGGAACAAAAGATAGCATCAGTTATAGATGACCACAAGTTTTTTAAGAAGAATAGTGTTTGCCCTACCTGCACGCAAACTATTGAAGAAGATTTTAGATTAAATAAGATTGGGGAGATTGAAAATAAAGCAAAAGAAATTAAGGATGGCCAACACCAACTGAAACAATCTATTGAACAAGAGACTCAAATACAGAGTCAATTTATAAAAATTACTAAAGAGGTATTAGAACTCAACAATGAAATCAGTCTTAACAATGTTAAAATTGTTCAATTCCGAAAACAAATCAAAGAACTTGAATCAGAAATTCAAGAACTTACCACACAATCAGAAGACAGAAATATTGAAACTTCAAAGTTAGAAACTTATCAAGAAACATTAGAAAATCTTTTAACTGTACTTTCAAACAAAAAAGAAGAATTATCTAACTATGAATTTATTCATTTGTTATTGAAGGATGATGGCGCAAAGACAAAAATTATTAAAAAATATTTGCCATCAATCAATCAGACATTGAATAAGTATTTGGATATTATGGAGTTCTCTGTGAACTTTACATTAGATGAAGAGTTTAGCGAAAAAACTTTGAATCCGATTTATGAAGACTTTAGTTATGAATCCTTTAGTGAAGGTGAAAAAATGAGAATTGATTTGGCAATTCTGTTTACTTGGAGGGAAATTGCCAAATTAAAAAATTCAATCAATACAAATTTACTAATACTTGATGAAGTTTTTGATAGCTCATTGGATGATTATGGAACAGAATATTTTACAAAAATTATTAAGTATATGATAGACAAATCTAATGTATTTGTAATTTCACATAAGACTGATGAATTGTTGGATAAATTTGATTCTGTAATTAAGTTTGAAAAACAAAAGGGATTCAGTGTCATGGTTGACTCTTGACTCTTTTGATGGTATTATAATCTTTGATTAGTTTATTATTTTTATTATGTTTGGACCTGAAGATGAACTTAATTGTGTAAATGAGGTTTCTATTAAAACACCCTATATGCCTGAATCAAATCATTTTTGGAAATATAACGAACATAAAATTCTAAAACAATTGGAACAGTATATTGCAAGTACCTATAATCAGCATTATGTAGATAGGACTGGTGGTAGCACTGAACAAACACTGGACAAAATCAAGCACAATCGTAGAGAAGGATTTTGTGCTGGTAATGTGACTAAGTATATTGATAGGTATGATAGTAAAGGAACTCCTCGTGCTGACCTCTTCAAGGTTTTGCATTATACGATTCTTTTAATTAATCATCTTAATCTAGTTGAAAACAAGTGAAACTGAAACCTCAAATGATGAAACTTTCCCCTGATACAGTAACCATTCTTAAGAACTTTTCTAATATCAATCAATCTATTTTGATTAGGAAAGGTTCTAAGATTAGCACCATGAGCATTCTTAAAAACATTTATGCAGAAGCAAATGTTGGTGAAGACTTTCCCAAAGAAGTTGCTATCTATGACTTAAATGAGTTTTTGAATGGTTTGGGTTTGCATCAAGACCCAGATTTAGATTTTGCCAATGATTCTTATATTTCCATCAAAGAGGGTAACAGAAGGGTTAAATATTTTTGTGCTGACCCTGAAGTGATTGTTGCTCCTCCAGATAAGGAGGTAAATCTTCCTTCTAAGGATGTGTGCTTCCAACTTGAGCATTCTCAACTTGATAAACTCCTCAAGGCAGCAGCAGTTTATAAACTTCAAGACCTTGCTGTAGTTGGTGCAGCAGGAGTTATTAGTCTTGTTGTTAGAGACAAAAACAATGATACTTCTAATGAATATTCAATCATTGTTGGAGAAACTGATAAAGAGTTTACTTTCAACTTTAAGGTAGAAAATATCAAGATTATTCCAGGATCTTATGATGTTGTGATTTCTAAAGTTCTGCACGCAGAATTTACTAATACCAAATACAACATGAGATATTTTATTGCACTGGAACCAGATTCAACTTTTGAATAATTTTTTTTAATATATTATGAGTAAAGATTTTTTGTGGGTGGAGAAATACCGTCCAAAGAAAATTGAAGATTGCGTATTGCCTGATGAAACTAAAAAGACATTTAAGGAGTTTGTAGAAAAAGGAGAGATTCCTAATCTTCTCCTTGCAGGACCTCCAGGCATTGGTAAAACTACAATTGCAAAAGCATTATGTAATGAACTGGGAGTAGATTTTTATGTCATCAATGGGTCAGATGAAGGGAGATTTTTGGACACTGTACGGAACCAAGCAAAAAACTTTGCATCGACCGTATCACTTCAAGCAACTGGTAAACACAAAGTCATCATCATTGATGAAGCAGATAATACAGGGAACGACGTACAACTCCTACTACGGGCTAATATTGAGACATTTTATAACAACTGTAGATTCATCTTTACCTGCAACTACAAAAACAAAATCATCGAACCACTTCACTCCAGATGTGCAGTCATTGATTTTGCAATCAAAGGAAAAGAAAAAACCAAGTTGGCAGGATCCTTCTTCAAGCGTCTACAAAACATCTTGGATGAAGAGAGCATCCAATATGATCAAAAAGTCCTTGCAGAACTCGTCAAAAAATATTTCCCAGATTTCAGAAGAGTCCTCAATGAATGTCAAAGACACTCAGTAGGGGGAAAAATTGACACAGGAATTCTTGCAACCTTCTCAGACATAGCAGTAAATGAACTTATTAAAAACCTTAAGGAAAAGAACTTTGCAGAAGTCAGAAAGTGGGTGGTCTCCAACTTGGACAACGATAGTTCTGTCCTTCTTCGCAGGGTTTATGACGCCTGTTATAATTGCCTTTCACCCCAATCTATCCCTGCTGCCGTTCTTGTTATTGCTAAGTATCAATACCAAAGTGCGTTCGTGGCTGACCAAGAAATTAACATCTTAGCAGCACTTACAGAGTTAATGGTGGAGTGTAGTTTCAAATGAATTGCCCCAAACCTTATAATCCTCTTAATGGTGGAAGATATGCCCCAAATAAAACTCAAAATCCTATTAATAAAACTGTTACAACAGAGGAAATAGCTTGGTTAAGTGGAATATGGGAGGGAGAGGGTTCTTGGTATTTTAGTAAACCTCGTATAATGAAACAAAAATCAAAAGGGTATATTCCATATAAGTGTAATGGTTGTATTAGAATGACTCTTAATATGACTGACCAAGATGTTATGGAAAGAGTTTCTAAAATAATGGATAATAGAAAATGTACTTTTAGTCACCCGCCATCAAAAAAAGATAAAGGGCGTAAACCATCTTGGTTTATAAACCTTCAGGGGTCTGCAGCAATATTGTGGACTGATCGTATGATGCCTTATTTGGGCAATCGTAGGAGAGAAAAATATTTAAATCTTATTCATGAAATATATGGAATTGAATATTGCAGTACGTTTAAAAAAGTAAATATTGATGTTATTTCGAATCCTTTAATAGATTTATTTGAAAATTAAAAATTAAATGAAATCCTTAAAAACTTGTCTTAGATACCCTGGAGGAAAGTCCAGAGCAGTTCCAAAACTGGCACAGTATCTTCCTGACCTTAAAGATTATAATCAGTTTAGGGAACCATTTCTTGGTGGTGGAAGTGTTGCAATTTATGTTACCAAACAATATCCAGATTTAGATATTTGGGTAAATGATCTTTATGAACCTTTGGTAAACTTCTGGCAACAACTTCAGATGTTTGGTGTTGACATTACAAATGCTCTTATGTCACTTAAAGGCACTTGTAATATTCCTGATAAGGCAAGACAACTTTTCTTAGCATCTAAGGAAAAGATTAATGATAAAGAGGTATCAAATTTTGATCGTGCTGTTGCCTTTTATATTGTCAATAAATGTTCTTTTAGTGGTCTTACTGAGTCATCTTCTTTCTCAGCACAGGCATCTGATAATAACTTCAGTATAAGGGGCATTGAGAAATTGCCAGAGTATTCTAAACTTATTGAGAAGTGGCGTATAACTAATTATTCCTATGATTATTTGATGGATGGAAATGAAGGTGCTTTTGTGTATCTTGACCCTCCTTATGATATTAAGGATAATCTCTATGGCAACAAAGGATCAATGCATAAAGGATTTGATCACGATAAGTTTGCTGCTGATTGTGACTCTAATTTTATGGATATGATGGTAAGTTATAATTCAACTCAACTTATTAAAGATAGATTTAAAGATTGGAAAGCAATTGAGTTTGCTCATACTTATACTATGAGGTCAGTTGGGGATTATATGAAAGACCAACACGAACGAAAAGAATTGATTTTGATTAATTATGAGTTATGAATTGAAAGATTGGTTGAACTCAATCAATCAATCTAAAAAAAATATTATGGATGAAGACCCTTCTTCTATAAAAGATTATGCACCTTACATTATTAATAGATGTCTATCAGGACATATTGATTGTTTGATGTATGCTAATGAAATGAATAAGTATCACTCATTAGATAAAAAACTCCAATATGACTTTTTTATAAATACTTTGAGACCAAAGAAAAGATTTTCTCCTTGGATTAAAAAAGAAGAAATCAAAGACCTTGAAGTAGTCAAATCTTACTATAAGTATAGTAATGAAAAAGCAAAACAAGCTTTGAAAATCCTTTCTAAAGAACAAATTAAATTTATTAAATCAAAACTTGAAACTGGAGGAAGAAAATGAGCGTTGTAAATGAACCTGAAGTGAAATGGTCCCCAGACCAAATGGTAGAAGTATTTCTAAATGAACCTGATGATTTCTTGAAGGTTCGTGAAACACTTACAAGAATTGGAGTTGCTTCTCGTAAAGAGAGAAAAATTTACCAATCTTGTCACATTCTTCATAAACAGGGTAAATACTATCTTGTTCATTTTAAAGAACTGTTTGCCCTTGATGGTAAGCACGCTAATTTGACTGTAAATGATGTGCAGAGAAGGAATAGAATTGCTCAACTTCTTGCAGATTGGGGTTTAATTACTGTCAAAGATGTTACTAAAATTCAAGACATTGCTCCATTGAATCAAATCAAAGTCTTATCTTACAAAGATAAAGATGAATGGATTCTTGAAACCAAGTATAATATTGGTTCTAAAAAGAAAAGAGTAGAGGAAACTGAATAATTTTGTAGGGAGTTCAACACTCCCTTTTTTATTGTATGTGATATAATTAGTATTGGATGCCTTAGGGGTCCACAAATCACAAACTCGCTTTTATAGGAGCTACAATAATGACTGACCTTGCACGATATACGTCTGCGGATTTTAATGTCTTGATGGATAAAATCACACGTAATAGTATTGGGATGGATGAGTATTTTGATAGATTGTTTAATCTTCATGAAACAACATCAAATTATCCACCCTATAATCTAATTCATGTAAATAATGTAGAATCTCATTTAGAGATTGCACTTGCGGGATTCAAAAGGGAGGAAGTAAATGTCTTCACAGAGTATGGAAAACTTTTTGTCGAAGGACAAAAATCAGATACTGAATCGGATAGGACGTTTGTCCACAAGGGTTTGGCTCAACGAAGTTTTAAAAGAGCATGGACACTCTCAGATGACACAGAGGTCAGAGAAGTCATCTTTGAAGATGGATTACTTGTCATTCGATTAGGAAAGATTGTTCCAGAGCATCATACACGTAAAAATTATCTCTAAATATAATTGAATATCGTTGCCGCTGGGGGAAGGATGACTAAGACCATCCACTTCCCCCTTTTTTATAAATATCAATAAAAGGATTTGATGAAGACATATACTGGGTTTTTTAAAGAATCTATATCTTTCCAAATACATAATCAATTAAATCCTACTTTTTGGGATGGTGAAGTTTTGCGTCCTAAAGTTAGATCGCAACTCAAAAAAATTGCCATGGCTTGGATTGATTATGTTGGTTTAAATAAAAATTCTGTAGAAGATATTTTACTTCTTGGTGGTAATGCAGGATATAACTACACAAAGTATTCTGATTTGGATTTGCATGTAGTCATTGATATGGATAAGGCACCAGATTGTCCAGATTTGCTTTCTGATTACTTCAAAGATAAAAAACAACTTTGGACATTGACACATGATATAAAAATCTATGGTCATTCTGTAGAACCTTATATTGAAGAAGTTGGAAAGAAAAGAAGAAAAAATCAAGGGGTGTATTCAGTTAAGAATAACAAATGGATTGTTTTTCCTGGCAAGTTTGATGGTACTGTAGATAGGGACTTGCTAAAAACAAAGGTTTCTGATATGATGAGAAAGATTGACAGCGTTATTAAAACAGGAAACAATGTTTCTGTGTTGGAAAATCTTCTGAAAAAAATCAGAGATATGAGAAATGCTGGGTTAGATAAATCTGGCGAGTTTGCTTTTGAAAATCTTGTATTCAAAGAATTAAGAAATAAAGGATACATAGACAAACTTGCTGATTATATTATAAAATTACAAGATAAATCATTAACTTTAGAAAATTATGTCTGTTAAACTTTTGATTCTAAAATCATATGAAGATGTGATTGCTGATGTGAAAGAAATGCTCTCTGGCGATAAGGTTGTAGGATATGTTTTAAATAATCCATATCTGATTAGACTTGAAGATAACACTGAAGATTTGCCAGCAAGAGTTTCTTTTTATCCTTATGTTCCACTTTCAAAGGATAAAAATATTCCAATTCCTTGTGATTGGGTAGTGTCTATTGTGGAACCACTTGATGAAGTAAAAGATTCTTATTTGGAGCGATTGAATGCAAAACCTGAAAATTCTGATTCTGAAGAATGATACAATTCTAATTACTGAAGTTCATGAAATAGAAACTGAACTTGGTGGACCAGATTGTAAATTAGTAAATCCTTGTCAGATGATTGTTTCTGATGAAGCAGTATATGATATGAGGAAGTGGCCAGTCTTTACTGACCAAAAAGAACTAATGATTCATTCTGATTCTATCTTTACTATTGTAGACCCTAAACCTGACCAAATTGAACTTTATTTGAAGACTATTAAATGAACTTTTACACGAATGTAGTTCTTGTTGGAAATGAAATACTTTCCAGAGGGTATTCTAACGGAAAACATTATAAGAACAGAGAGGATTTTTATCCAACTCTTTATGTTCAGACGAATAAAAAGACTAAGTTTAAAACCCTTGAAGGTAATTATGTAGAAGAAGTTAAACCAGGAACTATTCGTGAGACAAGAGATTTTATTAAAAGATATGAAAATGTAGAAAATTTTCAACTATCTGGAAATACCAGATACATCAATCAATATATTACAGAAAATTATCCTGATGAAATCAAGTTTGATATTTCTAAAATTAGATTGATTACTATTGACATTGAGGTTGCTTCTGAAAATGGGTTTCCTGATGTTAAGAGTTGTGCAGAAGAACTTCTGACAATTACTATTCAAGATTATAATACAAAAGAGATTACTACTTGGGGAGTAAAACCTTTTAATAATAAACAAAAAAATGTAACTTATCATTTGTGTTCTGGAGAAGCAGACCTGTTAGACCAGTTTATTTTCTGGTGGGAAAACTATTCTCCAGAAGTTATTACTGGTTGGAACTGTGATTTGTATGATATTCCATACATCTATGGAAGGATGTGTAGAATTATTGGTGAGAAAGTTGCTAAACAACTTTCTCCTTGGGGCATTGTCACAGAAAATGAAGTCTTCATAAAAGGTAGGACTCATAGTAGATATGATATTGCTGGGGTAACTATTCTTGACTATCTTGAACTTTATAAGAAATTTACATATAAAGCACAAGAATCATATCGTCTGGACCACATTGCTGATGTAGAACTTGGTCAGAAAAAACTTGACCACTCTGAGTTTGATACTTTTAAAGAGTTTTATACCAAAGGTTGGCAGAAGTTTGTTGAATACAACATCGTTGACGTGGAACTTGTTGACCGTTTGGAAGACAAGATGAAACTGATTGAGTTGGCAATTACTATGGCTTATGATGCTAAAGTAAATTATAATGATGTATTCTTTCAGGTAAGGACTTGGGATTCTATTATCTACAATTATTTGAAGGAACGAAATATTGTTATTCCTTTCAAAAAAGAAACTAAAAAAGATGCTAAGTTTGCTGGTGCTTATGTAAAAGAACCTATTCCTGGAAAGTATGATTGGGTTGTGTCTTTTGACCTCAACTCCCTATATCCACACCTTCTGATGATGTATAACATCAGTCCAGAAACTTATGTTGGCATGAAACATCCGACAGCAACTGTTGATAGAATTTTGCAACAATCTATAGATTTTTCTGATTACAAAGACTATGCAGTTTGTGCTAATGGTGCAATGTATAGAAAGGATATTAAAGGATTTCTTCCAGAGTTGATGGAAAAGATGTACAGTGATCGTGTCATCTATAAAAAGAAGATGCTTGTTGCTAAACAACAGTATGAAAAAACTCCTACTAAAGAGTTGGAAAAGGAAATTGCCAGATGTAATAACATTCAGATGGCAAAGAAGATTTCTCTAAACTCTGCTTATGGTGCTGTTGGCAATGAATACTTCAGATATTTCAAGTTGGAAAATGCAGAAGCAGTTACACTTTCTGGTCAAGTTTCAATTAGATGGATTGAAAATAAACTTAATGAATATCTGAACAAACTTCTCAAAACTGATGAGGTAGATTATGTTATTGCTGTGGATACTGATTCCGTGTATCTTAATATGGGTCCTTTGGTTGAAATTATATTCAAGGGACGAGAGAAAACTACTGAAAGCATTGTCACGTTCCTTGATAAGATCTGTCAGGTGGAACTTGAAAAGTATATTGAAGGTTGCTACCAAGAACTGGCGAACTATGTAAATGCCTATGAGCAGAAGATGCAGATGAAGCGTGAGAACATTGCTGATCGTGGAATCTGGACTGCTAAGAAAAGATACATTCTCAATGTCTGGGATAGTGAAGGTGTTAGATATGAAACTCCTAAACTGAAGATGATGGGTATTGAGGCAGTTAAATCTTCAACTCCTGCTCCTTGTAGGGTGAAAATTAAGGAAGCACTCAACATCATTATGACTAAGACTGAAGATGAGTTGATTGATTTTGTGAGTAATTTTAAGAAAGAGTTTTCTAATCTTAATCCAGAGGATATTGCTTTTCCTAGATCAGTTAATGAACTTCTTAAGTATAAGTCAAATCAAACAATTTATAGTAAAGGAACCCCTATTCACACCAGAGGAGCTTTGTTGTATAATCACTATATCAAAGATAAAAGTTTGGACTCAAAATATCCATTGATTAACAATGGTGAAAAAATCAAGTTCATTTTTCTAAAGAAGGCAAACCCAATTAGAGAAAATGTAATCTCATTCATTCAACAGTTTCCTAAGGAACTTGGATTGGTCAAATATGTAGATTATGATTTACAATTTGAAAAGAGTTTTATTGAGCCACTCAAAAGCATTCTAAACTGTATTGGTTGGAATGTAGAAAAAACAACAACATTAGATTCACTTTTTGCATAACTATGGACTTTCTTAAAGATATCGTAAAAGAAATTGGTGGAGAATACACACAACTGGCAGCAGACATTGATGAAACTGAAACATATGTGGACACAGGTAGTTACGTATTCAATGCTCTTGTGTCTGGGAGTATCAATGGTGGTGTATCTGGTAACAAAATCACTGCAATTGCAGGTGAAAGTTCTACTGGAAAAACATTCTTCTCTCTTGCAGTTGTCAAGCATTTTCTTGATAATAATACTAATGGATATTGTCTCTATTTTGATACTGAAGCTGCAATAACAAAATCCATGCTTGAAAGTAGAGGATTGGATACCAGTAGAATTGTAGTTGTCAATGTTGTTACTATTGAAGAGTTTAGGTCAAAGGCACTTAAAGCAGTTGATTTGTATCTCAAACGAAAAGAAGGAGAACGTAAACCTTGTATGTTTGTTCTTGATTCTCTTGGTATGCTTTCTACAGAAAAGGAAATTCAAGATGCTTTAGATGATAAGCAAGTTCGTGACATGACTAAATCGCAACTTATCAAAGGTGCATTTAGAATGTTGACTCTTAAATTGGGACAAGCAAAGATTCCTATGATTGTAACTAATCACACTTATGATGTTGTTGGTTCATATGTACCAACTAAAGAAATGAGTGGTGGTTCTGGTCTCAAGTATGCAGCATCTACAATCATCTATCTTTCCAAAAAGAAAGAAAAGGATGGTACTGAAGTAGTTGGTAATATCATCAAGGCAACAACCCACAAATCAAGGTTGAGTAAAGAAAATAAAACAGTAGAAATTCGTCTTTATTATGATGAGAGGGGATTGGATAAGTATTATGGCCTTTTAGAGTTGGCGGAAAAATATGAAATCTTCAAGAAGGTGGGAACTCGTTATGATGTGGGAAATGGTATTACTCAATTTGGAAAAACTATTATGGAAGCTCCACAGAAATACTTTACGCCAGAAATCCTCCAAGCACTTGATGAAGTAGCAAAAAAAGAATTTTCTTATGGTTAATTTGAATGGATAGTATTGAAGTTACAATTTTAAGAAATTTACTTTTTAATAATGAATATTGCAGAAAGGTTTTACCTTTTATTAAATTAGATTATTTTGAGAACTTTCATGAGAAAGTTCTCTTTGATGAAATGAGTAAGTTTATCACTACATATGACAGTCTTGCTACCAAAGAAGTTCTCTTGATTGAGGCAGAAAAAAGAACTGATATTAGTGAAGATACTTATAAAACAATCTGTGAATATGTTTCTAATCTTGATGATTCCCCAGCAGAACTCAACTGGTTGATTGACACTACAGAAAAGTGGTGTAGAGATCGTGCCATTTATCTGGCACTCATGGAATCAATTAAAATTGCTGATGGTCAAGAAGAAACTAAATCAAGAGATGCTATTCCATCTATTTTGCAAGAAGCACTCGCTATTGGATTTGACCACAATATTGGACATGATTACTTAAATGACTATGAACAAAGATATGAATCATATCACAGGAAGGAAGACAAAATTCCATTTGACCTTGATTACTTCAACAAAATTACAAAAGGTGGCATACCTAATAAGACTCTCAATATCGCTTTGGCTGGTACAGGCGTCGGGAAAAGTTTATTCATGTGCCATATGGCTAGCTCCGTCCTCCTGCAAGGGCGCAATGTTCTCTACATTACACTTGAAATGGCAGAAGAAAGGATTGCTGAAAGAATTGATGCAAATCTTTTGAATGTTAATATCAAAGATATTGAAGAACTTCCCAAGAAAGTTTTTGAAACTAAAGTAAATAGCATTAGTAAAAAGACTCAAGGGACTTTAATTATTAAAGAATACCCTACTGCTTCTGCTCATACAGGGCACTTTAAGGCACTTCTCAATGAACTTTCTCTCAAGAAATCATTTAGACCTGATATTATTTTCATTGACTACCTTAATATTTGTGGTTCCTCTAGGTATAAGGCA